TAGAAAACAATCTAACGGCATCACAAAAAACAATCAAAGATCAGCAAAAAGCATTTGAGCAAACTAAAGCCGCATTAGATTCAGAAAGTGGTTTCACATCTAAATTGCTTTTAGATAATGGTTTGACAGACGCATTAGTTAAGGCTGGTGTTGCCACACCATTTTTACCTGCGGTAAAAGCTATGTTATCATCACAGGCGAAAATCGCTATTGATGGCGACACACGCAAGGCAGTTATAGGCGACAAAGATTTAAGCGCGTTCGTAACAGAATGGGCGACCAGTGATGACGGCAAACATTATATTGCAGCACCACAGAATAACGGTGGTGGGGCAAGTGGTGGAAGTGGTAGCACTGGACAACAAGTTGTAAGCCGTTCAACGTTTGACAATATGTCACACCCAGAGCGGGCAAGTTTTGCAAAAAGTGGCGGCAAAGTTACAGAGCAGTAGTTAAGCGATTGTTTATAAAAAACAGCCGCTAGATATATCCAATTATGATATAATAACTACTCCTAAACTTAGCTGGAGTAGTTTTCATGATTGGTGGAATTTATAAAATTCAAAATGTTGTTAATGGTAAATGCTATATCGGTTCAGCAAAATCATTTAAAACACGTTTTCGAAAGCATAAAAACGTTTTAGTTAAAAACGCCCATCATTCAATAAAACTTCAACGCTCATGGAATAAGCATGGCGAAGATGCTTTTATATTTCAACCTATTATTATTTGCAAACCTAAAGATTTATTATTTTATGAACAACAAGCTATAGACGCTTATAATTCGTATTATAAAGGCTATAATGCAACTATTAGAGCAAGTAGCGCGATAGGCGTAAAACGCTCAGACGAAACAAAAAATAAAATTAGTCTTGCCAGAAAAGGAATGAAACTATCAGATAAGCATAAAAAAGCTATATCTGATGGCGGAAAAGGAAAGATACTTAGTAATGAAACAAAATTAAAAATGCACACAGCACATATTGGCAAAAAAAAATCTGCATCTCAAATTGAAAATATGAGAAAAGCAAATTTAGGTAAAAAATATAACAATGAAACAAAAGCAAAAATATCTGCTAGTTTAATTGGAAATACAAGAGCATTAGGAAATGTGTTATCGGCTGAAACAAGAGATAAAATGTCGGTGGCTCACAAAGGTAAAGCGCAATCACCTGAATGGGTTGAAAAGCGCATTGCATCAAGATTAGCGACATTAGCCGCTAAAAAACTTCAAATTAAAGAGGAATTATTATGAGTAACGTGTTAAATTCGCTAGCAGCAGACATTTACAAAGCGGCAGATGTAGTCGGTCGTGAATTAGTTGGTTTTATCCCTTCATCTACCATCAATGGTGATGCAACAATCCGCGCTGCAAAAGGCGACACAATCCGTGCGGCATTCACTCGTACACCAAGCGTTAACACTTCATTTGCGCCTTCAATGACAATTCCTGAAGGTACAGATCAAACCGTTGACAACAAAACAATGACGCTTGATTCTTATGCGTCTGTTCAGATTCCTTGGACGGGTGAAGATATTAAACACGTCAACAATGGTGCTGGATATGAAACCATTTATGGCGATCAAATTGCCCAAGCAATCCGCGCATTGTGCAACAAAATTGAGCAAGATTTATTCTCAGCTGCTTACAAAGGCGCATCACGCGCTGTAGGTTCAGCTGGCACTACACCATTCGCGTCTAACTTCGACACTATTGCGCAAGTGCGTCAAATCTTAGTTGATAACGGCTGCCCTACTGATAACCAAATCAGCTTAGTGATGAACACAGCGGCTGGCGTTAAATTACGCAACCTTGCAACACTTCAACAAGTTAACACTTCAGGAAATGAAGCGTTACTCCGCCAAGGTACTTTGCTTGATTTGCAAGGCATCATGATTAAAGAATCGGCTGGTATTACTACGCACACAAAAGGCGGTGGTACTTCTTACGTTACTTCTGGTTCAACTGCTGTTGGTGTTACTGACATTGCATTGGTAACAGGTAGCGGCACAGTTCTAGCTGGTGACGTTGTAACATTTGCAGCGGATACCGTTAACAAATACGTTGTTGGTACTGGTGTTACTGCTGCTGGTACTATTTCATTAAATGCTCCAGGCGCACAAAAAGTCATTGCTACAGCAAACGCTTTAACAGTTGGCGATTCTTACACACCAAGTGTTGCTTTCCACAAATCAGCAGTTGAGTTAGGTATGCGCCCACCTGCAATGCCAAACGGTGGTGATTCTGCTGTTGACGTGATGACAGTACAAGACCCAACAAGCGGTTTAGTATTTGAAATTGCAGTTTATAAAGGTTACATGAAAACTATGCTTGAAGTACGTTGTTTGTATGGCGTAAAAGTATGGAAACCAAACCACGTTGCTACGTTGCTAGGTTAATTTTTTCAGGGGGTTCGCGTTCGTTCCTGTTCGCGTTCTCCCGCCTTTATTTATGGCGGACTTATGAAGCATTACGTTTGCAAAATAGCAACAAAACCAACCACCGTAACAGCGGGGACGGTTTATCAGGCGTTTGTTAATACTGATGACACATCACTGCGTATAACAAAAATGCACATCCAGCTAGATAGCGCAGACGCGCACGGCAGTGGTAATTCAGTTTATGCGTTTGCTCGCATTAAAGGCACACCAACAAGCGGCACAACGTTAACCGTAACAAAGTACGACAATCAAAACGAGCCTAGCAAAATGTTATGCTTACGCAATCAAGCGGGTTTAGATATGACAGGCGTGACGCAAGAGCCTTATTTTTTGGAACGCTCAGTTATTTCTAAATTTACTGGAAATGCGTCAACTATTGAGTTTGACAATAATGGTGAAGGTTTTATATTGGCAAAAAATGAAGGTTTAATTATTTTTGCTGATAACGCAGTTATTTCTGGCAGTGGAGTTTACGGCATGATTGAATGGATGGAGGATTAAACTATGGCTTTAATCGTTGAAGACGGCACTGGACTTGCAAACGCTGAAAGCTATGTTTCAGTTGCAGACGCGACAACCTACCATGCAAATATTGGCAACACAGCTTGGGCGGCAATTACAAGTGATGCAACAAAAGAACAATTACTGCGCAAAGCCACAGATTATATGGTGGCTCAATATCGTTTGCAATATGCGGGTTATCGCAGATACTCAACACAGTCGCTTGATTGGCCGCGCTTATACGTTCCATTGATTGATTCCTTATCAGCAAATGTTTTTCCGCAATATGTGGATTTTGACATTGTGCCAACTACTGTAAAAAATGCGTGTGCTGAATTAGCGTTAAAATCTTACACAGCTATTTTAATGCAGGATTTAACGCAAGGCGTTATTCGTGAAAAAGTAGACGTTATTGAGGTGGAATATGATAAATATTCACCACAGCAAACCCGCTATGCTCAAATTGACGCCATGTTATCCGTGTTTTTTAAACAACAAGGCAATGATATGTCGAGATCATTGGTGAGAACATGACACTTGATGCTCGCGCTCGCTCCACAGCAGATAAATTGCTCGATAAGTTTGGCAAATCAATCACGCTAACGTCTATTGTTGAGGGCACTTATGACCCAACAACGGGTGAGTTATCGGGCGGAACAACAACATCCACTAATCATACTGCTGTTATCAAAGACTATAACGGAATTGATTTTATTAGCGGTGTAGTGCAAGCGGGTGATAGAAAGGTAATGATCGCGGCATTAGGTGCACCAACTCCACAGCCAGCCGATAAAGTAACCGTTGATAGTGAAGTTTATCAAGTGGTGGCGGTTCGTCATATCTGGTCGGGTGAATTACCCGCGCTTTATGAAATGCAGGTGAGAAAATGACAGGTTCAATGTCGCAAATTGTGGCGCGTGTTAATGGTCGCATTGATGACCAAATAAGAATGGCAACGCTTGGCGTATTTATTGGAATTAGAAAAGATACACCAGTTGGCGAACCTAGCACTTGGAAAAATCCAGCGGCAGCTCCAGAAGGTTATGTTGGCGGAAACGCTCGCAATAATTGGCAATGCACAATTGGTGCGCCTTTTGTTGGTGAAGATGCAAACGGGTCGGATGAGAAAATACAAAGAACTATTCCACGCAGAGCTGGAAGTGTTGTGTATTTAACCAATAACGTGCAATACATTCAGCCATTAGAATATGGACACAGCACAAAATCACCCAATGGCATGGTTAGAGTAAACGTTGCACGTTTTGAGGGGTTATTAAATGGCACTAGTTGAGATCCGTACAGCATTAGAAACAAAACTCAATGCGCTAACGCCTACGATTGCGACAGCGTGGGAAAACGTACCTTTTACGCCCGTCGTTGGCACAGCATATCAGCAAGTTAATTTAATGATTGCAGATACATTAAACCCAACATTAGGCGGCAATCATTATCGCGTAAAAGGATTTATGCAGGTAATGTTATGTTATCCGGCTAACGTAGGCG